CAAGAGATTATGGCTCCAGATAGACAGGAATAATATTGAGGCTATCCAGGATGATTGGAAAGAAAAGGCGACTATGGTGAGCCAGATGGGCTTTTTGACCATCAACGAGCAAAGGCGGATGCTGGGATATGAGGCCGTCCAGGGTGGCGATGTCATAATGGGCACTCTTTCAGATATCCCGATTCTGTCAGGCAAGCCTCAGACATCTGGAAAAGGGAATTCAGGGTTATTAACGTTTAAGGCTCGAAACTTTAATAAAGAAAATCTTATTAACGATAACTTAAATAACAATCAAATGACAAGTGAAATGACAACCAAAGGTGACCAGTTCTGGGCACCAAGGGAGCAGAAAGCCATACTTTGGAAGGCTTATAAGGGCCGGACTGATAGAATGGCTGGGAAACTTGAGCCGGCAGAAAGGCAATGGCTAAAGTCTTTAGCTTCTGATTTAGCTTTGGCGGCTAAGAATGGCGGAGTAGAGAAGGTATTGGCTGAGGCCGGTCAGGAAAAGATTAGCGAATCCTATCAGAAATTTTTCAGGCCACTATATGAGGAGATGCTGCTACTTGGTTTCAGGGCTGGAAGCAGGGCAGCAAAGAAGGATGTTGATTTCTTTCTATCAGAAAAGCAGGTTGACCCTGAAGATATCCCTGTGGCCTGGAGAGAAAAATTCAACGCTTTAGTCACCTTAATGATGACTGAGAGTGGGACCCAAATTGCCAAAACTACCATTCTGAAAATAAAAGACATAATCAAAGAAGCCCAGACCGCAGAAGTGCCCTTATCGGTTATGCAGCTTGCTGAAAAAATATGGGGTGACATGATTGAATGGTCAGGCTGGAAGGCAAGGCTTTGGGCGTTCACTGAGACTGCCAAGCTTGACAACTTCGGCCAGCTTGAAGGGATGAAGGAAGAGGGAACAGAAAAGAAGGGCTGGCTTTGTTCAATGCTTCCAGAAAGTAGGGAAGATCATATAGAAGCAGATGACCGATATAGTGCTGATCCCATCCCGATAGATGAGGATTTTTTGATAGGGGGCCAGATGATGGCTTACCCAGGCGACCCGAAGGCGGGCCCGGAGCAGGTGTGTAATTGCAGATGCACCTTGCTTCCATTTTAGGAGGTATAAAATGGCGAAAGAAAAAAAAGAGCGAATGTTAGAAATCAAGAACTTCAGGGCGAAGTTTGATCAGCCAGACGATGAAGGACATTTTACCGGCTATGCTTCGGTCTTTGATGTGACCGATCTTCAGGGTGATACAATCAAGCCGGGTGCATTCAAAAAGACCTTAGCTGAAAAAGGGCAATATACCTTCCTATGGCAGCATAATACCGACTGGCCGATAGGCTGGGTGAAGCTTGAAGAAGACGAAAAGGGGTTGAGGATAGTTGACGGGAAGCTAATTCTTGACGTCCAGAGAGCGAGAGAGACCAGGGCTCTGATGAAAGAAGGGGCGGTGTCTGGCATATCAATAGGCTTTGAAACTATCAAGTGGGAAGAGGTTGACGGCGGGAAGGGCCGGATTATTTCAGAAATCAAGCTATGGGAAGTATCGGCCGTTGTTTTCCCTGCTCAACCTGCTGCTGTGATCGAAACGGTCAAATCTATTGACATTTCCAAACTTGACACCGATGATAAAGCTGGTGAAGGAGAAATGAACAAAAAGAAAGAACCTGAAGAATTCAAAAAGGTCATCCCTTATCATGATTACGGCAATGCTGATGAGGGAGCCGAATGGGATGGACCTGCACAGATAAAAGAAGCTGATGTTAAGACACTGAAAAAAATCTGTGCCTGGTATGATGACGAGAATCCGGATATCAAGACAAGCTATAAGCTGCCTCATCACAGAGCATCAGACTTGAAGGCAGTCTGGCGGGGCGTTGCTGCTGCTATGACTGCACTACTCGGTGGTAGAGGCGGGGTTAATATCCCCGAAAGCGATAAAAAGGGAGTCTATAATCATTTAGCCTCCCATTATAAAGATTTTGAAAAAGAGCCTCCGGAGTTCCAGAAATCTACGGAGCCACCTGAGCCGGAGAAAACCACTCAGGCAGAGCCGGCTGAAAGCCACTCTATGGGCAAGGTAGATACCGGAGTGAAAGAGGACTCAGTAAACAAGGAGAATATAAAAATGGACGAGAAGGAATTAAACGAACTAAAAGAAAAGATTGCCGCAATGGAAAAACAGATTGTTGAAATGACTGCGGCTGGCGTGAAGGGCATGGCCACCACAGAAGAGAAGAAGGCTGAAGAATATCGGCAGAAATTCTGGGAATATGCCAAGACCGGTAAAGAAGCACCCGAGCTGAAGGCCGCTGGAGACCCGATGACGATGGTTGGGGCTACTGGTGGTTATCTTGTTCCCCAGACACTCTATAGCCAAGTAATTAAGAAGCTGGTTGAATACAGCCCGATTCGTCAGTATGCTACTGTTATCCCCATCACTGCTGATATGGATGTCGTGAAAGAAGGGGCCGGGATTACCGTTGAATGGCCTGGAGAAACTGGCGCTCGCACAGGCACAGATCCCGCAGGGCTTCTGACTACTAAGAAAATCACCCAGCACCCCCAGACTGCTTTGATAAAAGTTAGCAGAAAACTCCTGATGCAGAATACTATTGTTGGACTTGAAGCTTTCATATCTGACATCGTGGCCCGCTATGTTGCCCAGAGTGAAGGAACGAAGTTTGTTAGTGGCAACGGAACGAACCAGCCGTTCGGGCTGTTGGCTACCGATACCGACCCGATATTGACCAGGGTGAAGGTTGGAGCTGTAGGGTCACTGACTTTTGACGATGTGAAAAAGCTGTATTATTCAGTACCATCATTTGCAAGGGCGAATGGCGTCTGGTGCATGAACGATGCTATTCTGCAGCACTTGGCCTCAATCAAGTCTGCCGTGACCACTGGAACAGCTCCCGCTGAAAACATTGTTTGGAACAGCTATGCGATGAGCCCCATTGTTGGCCCCGAACCTAATACCATTTTTGGTAGGCCGATAATTTCCTGTCCAGATATGGATGCTACTTATGCTAGTGGTGATGAGCCTATTCTATTTGGTGACCTGAAGGGTTATTGGATTACCGACAGCCCGAATGTTTTAGTTCAAAGACTTGAAGAGCTTTATGCTGCCTCTGGTCAAGTTGGCTTCCTGTTCACCTTCCTGAAGGGCGGATATCCTGTTGACCCACAAGGACTGAGAGTGCTATCTGAAACTTCTGCTTAACGGAATTATGGGGGAGATAACCTCTCCCCCTTCTCTCTTTTTTCTGGAGTTAGGCAATGATGGTCAAAGCTAAATCAGAAAAGATGAAGATGGTAGTGGAGAAAGTTTTAGAGCGGTATAATCTGCCAGAAGTGTTTGAAATTAACAGAGAGGAATATCAGAAAGTGAAGAACCTGGTTTATTGTCTGGCGGTAAGGCCGAAAGCGCCGGAGAGAAAATAAATGGCTGAACTTTGGTTAGCTAATTTTTTAGAGCCTGATGACGAAATAACACCCGAAGAATACCAGGGGTTCATTGATTTGGCCGTTAATACGATAGAGGGATTCATAAAGACTGAGCTTGGGACAGATAAACTCATCCAGGGAATGGTTGAAAATGAAGAGGCCGAAAATGTTGGCGATTGGTATTATCCGAAGGTCTACCCGATAGCATCAATTACTTCTCTGACCCTTGATAACAACGAGATTGACCTTGACGATGTTGAGGTTTTCTATGGAGCAATAAGAAGGAAACGGGGCGGCTATGGCCTGACAGGGAAAATCAAGATGACCTATACCGCAGGGTTTGGAACAGATGTAGTCAATCAGCTAAAGATGATAGTCATTCAGTATGTCCATTTTGCCTTTCAGAATCTTAAGGCTGGAAGGTTTGGGCAGACAAGCCGGACTTACCAGGACGGAACGGCTACCTGGAAATCAGAGCAGGAATACCTGGAAGATGTAAGAAAGCAACTTCAGCCATTAAGGCGGATAGTGATATGAGCGAATTGGAACTAAGCCAAGTAACATCTGTGCAGTGGTTAATGTTGAAGTTAGCTATCTCCGGCATTTACCAGGATTGAAGAAAAATGAGAATTAAGGCCGATTTCAAAGAAGCTAAGGCAGAAATGGAAAAGCTCAGCCGACTTACTCCAGAGCTGGAAAGACGGCTTAATAACTGGAAGAACGAATCGGTTCGAGAATTGAAACAAAGAGCAAAAGCTATGAGGAAAGTTGAATGGCGGAAAACTGGAAAGCTGGCCACATCTATCAGTGGAAAGAGAACGAGGACGGCAAAGGGTATCCAGGTCATAGTTGGTTCTGGTGTTTTCTCTCCAGAGGTTCCGTATTCGGTAATCCAGGAAAAGGGTGGAACGGTCCGGCCGAAACGAGCGAAATTCCTGGCGGTTCCTTTTGAGGGTGTGAAGGGTTTTCCAAGAGAATATCATGATACCTTTTTTGCCAAGTCAAAACGAGGAAATTTGATACTCTTTCAGAAGCATGGTAAAGGGGGAATGA